TCTGCGAAGCTCTGTTAAAGTTCGACTCAAAAGCCTTCACCCACAACTTATCGAGTTGCCTACGGAAACCAGTGTCTCTATCGATAGCAACTCGTAATTCTTCCATTGCATCCCTGACTGCGTTCTTCTTAACGTAGTCTGAAAGGACACCCTTTGGGTCAATATTTACTTTGATAGTTGAGGAGAGGATATTATCAACACTCCCCTGTAAATCTTCTCGAACAGTTTCATATCTTTCCTGAATGAATTCGCGGTGTTCATCTTCTGCTCTAGTATCAGTCTTTTCAGGAGCTAATTTCTTATGTGGCTCGAATTGGTCGGTATTGAAAACGAACTTATTAATGGCGAGCGCGACTTTTCGCAATTCATCGTTGTCCGTAGACTTTGCTTCACGGACAAGCATAGTAACAAGATTCTTGACAATACCACCGACTACATGGTTATGAGCCTGTGGGTCAACCTTCTGTAATGACAGCAAGTAATTATCGACCATCTTCGCATACGCAGTTTCATCATGGTCTTTTACTCTACCTAATAATGAAGCAGTATCTCCCTCAAGTAAGGAGCTTTCGAGTTCTTGTACTGATTCAAGAGTTTCCTGAGCTTCCTGCGCGTCTTCCGGTGTAGGAAAGACTTCGCGATAGGCTCGCTCAGTATAGTAAGACTTTTCGAGATAAGGATACTTCTTAAATATTCCGGGGAAGTCTTTTTCGATTTGTGCCTTACGAAATGGGGCGACTAAATCGATTTCCTTAGTTTCCTCGTCTTTGTCTTCCTCATCGACGAGTTTTATTTCATCGTCTTCTTTTTCTTCGTCGTCTTCTTTGTCATCGTCTTTGTCGTCGTCTTTATCTTCATCGACAACTTCATCGTCTTTGACTTCTTCATCGTCTTTATTTAGTTCGTCAACTATCCCTTCTTTGGAAAGGTCAGTTGACTCATCATTCAAATCACTGGATAGTTGCTCTACTGCCATCGGATTCCTCGTTTTCTTGTGGAGCCATTCCGCTGCCGTTTGTGCCCTTCTTCTTGCTGGTTTCTTTACCAGCTTCCTCGTCCGGCGGCAATTGACCGGCTTGTGCAGCTTGCTCCATCATTTGTAACTGCCTGAACTGTAAGTGCTGCTTGTAGTGCAATAGCACGTTCCGATAGCCTTCCGGTCTATCAAAGCGCGCAAGTCTACCAGCTTCGCTTATTAACCAATTACGGCAGATTTGAGCTTCTATTTCGTGGTTATCTAAATCCGCATCAACTTCAACTGAAGGAATCTCCATTTCCTGTGGCATCATTGACTGACCAGCTTGAGCCTGCTGTAACATCTGCGGGTCAGGCGGAAGCATAATCGGTTCAGAATCCATCAGGACTTGAATTTCCTCAAACTGTTTGTTTCTATCATTCTCGCCCGGTATTTCCAAATCAACCAATCCAATCGACTTCTTAAGGAGTGGGAGGTTCTCAGGCGCGAATAACATCTGCATGAGTTCTGGATTACCGGATTGCAGAAGTCTTTGAACAACCTCCTGCTGCTGCATCCATGTAATCGGAAGATTCTCATCGCCTTCAATTTCTATCGAACCCAGTTTACCCTGTAATTCCGCTTTGCGGATAATAGTGTTAATGAAATTTCCATACGTATCCCTTTCAACATATTTCTCATCTTCAACGGTGTATTTAATATACATTGGAATTACTTTACCAAAGATTTGCTTCCACCAGATTAATAACATCTTCCAAGGAGTCTGTAGGCGTTGAAGCGCCTGACTTCTGGACATTGAATATTCAGAAGCAGTCTTGCTTCCACTTAATTGTCCACCGAATAAACTCGGTAATGCTCCAGAAACTAACTGACCTAGTTCCTGAATCATCCGATAGAATTCCATTACTTCAGGGCTGAGATTTGCTGTCTTAATTTCGTGAAAGAATTCGCTAAGTGATTTCCCGCTTTTTGCTACCGCGGGGAAAATATCTCCGGGTCTTACTTCCGTCTCACGATACTTCTGGAAATTTAATACCGATGGATCGGCGAAGCCCTGCGAAATACCGTGTTCCATTGTCTGAAGAATGAGGGAAATAATTTCGTTGACAATATCTTGAATGGAAACGAGTAAAAGACCGAGAGGGTCGTGATGCAAATAATCAGCGAGTGGATTCTTAGTGAGTGTCCAATAATCATCCAACGATTCGTTACAAGCTCCAGCGAAACATTCTTGGACTTTCGAGAGCTTGCATCCATCGGGATATTTCTTTCTTAACTTCTCCGCTTGTTCCGTTGGCAGAACATTAAATGCAGCGGGACGCATCCAATAATGATTGACAGTAGTATTATTAATCGGATATTCTCCATTGTATTGTGGAGAAAGCCTACCCCATGATTCGTAAGGGTCTGACTCGCCTGCAAGGGCTGACATAGACGACCCATTTTTGAATTCATCTTTGAGATGTGGGAATTCCTCAACTACGTTAGCGTAGTGAGTTTCATATGAATATCGCAGACATGGAACTTCTTCCTGTGTCCTTGCATAGTTTGGAACTTTTACATTCAATCCGCCGTATGTTTCAATACACATACGCGACTTGGCTTTAGTTGTAGTCCCAATAATTCTCTCAACAATTAATTCTTGCTTCTGTAATGACGGGTCTAATTCCGCAGCGCAATGTGGACAAATAATTGGACTACGTTCCTGGTCATATGCCCCATGAAGCGCAACGTCTTCAGTATTGGGCATAAACTCCGCGTTCTCTAACGCTTCAAGTTGTTCACTTGCTTCAATTACTGGAACGTCACCAAGGGGTGCGCCCTGCATAATTGCATCATCTAATTCCGCCTGACACTTTGGACAGATGTATTTGCTAACTGTTTCACTCTTAAACTTTTCTTCCTTGTATTCGCCATACTTCTTATCCTCTTTAGGATAATTGTAGGCAGCTACTAATCCTTCAGTACAGAAAATATAGAGCGCATGAAGCCAAAGGTATGTGACTTCATTGTGCTTGTAGATTAGTTGCGCTATTTTGTCTCCAGCTTTTGCGGTCTGGAGGTCCAAATTATTTTGTGCGTCATCCGGGTAACACGTAACCGTAGGAACCGTAACGGACAAGGCGGCAATAATTGATTCAAGATAGGCGCGGAAAACGTTGACGCTCTTATCGTAATACGATTGGTCGTCGTTGATTTCCATGCGCTGATTATAATCATAGATTCGCCAATCATGTGCTACTTCGTCATACCAAATATTGGTGTAATTTGCCCACAACAATTTCATTTGACGCCAAGTTCGTATCTGGCGTTCACGAACGGCTTGGTCCTCTAAATCGAAATGGTCAGCAACACTCAATAAGAGGTGCTGAATTTCCATCGAGGGCCAATCTTTTTTAGCGTAGGCCATCTACTTCTTCCGTTTCATGAACTCAGACCGCTTTGCTCTTGGAGTCTTTTCAATAAATTCCCTTGCTACTTCAGGAGAAGGACCAACTCCTTTATTTGGTTTCATGCCATGAGCTATTCCGGCCATAAAACGATATTGCCTACCGGATTTAGCTGGCATTACGATGCCTTTTCAACTACTTCAGGCGAAGCAGCTACTCCACCTGTCGCTGGCGCAGCCTTTTTCTTGCTGAACCTTTCCTTTAACGCCTTGTGCGGCGGTTTCTTGAAAGAACTTCCCAGCATTTTCATGTCTTTCTTGAAACTACTACCCAGCTTCTTGAACAGTTTCATCTTTGACTCCTAACTCTTGTTCCAACCGCTCAATGCTTTCTTGGGTTACAACACGCGGAGTGCCTTCTTTTGCTTCAGCCCGCAAACGCGCTTTTTCCCTTGACTCATTCTGTAATTGCTGCTGACGAACTCTCCAAGGAACCTTAGATTGCATTCTGATTGGAGATAAGTTATCAACCTCAGCAATTGCAGCAGCAGTCAAACCAGGAAACGCTTGCTCAATTACTTTCTCAAATAGAACTTTACGCTCGTAATTTACAGCATTCAACTGTTCTTTCAATAATTCACATGATTGACAGGGCTGTGGTTCAACCCCTTCAGGAAACAACCACTTACGCAACCAATCCTTAATCATCGGTGATGAAACCTTCTCACTGGCCTGTAAATACTGTCAGCATCAGCCTCTAATTTCTCATTCATTCTAAAGAAAGCTGTCCAATCCTGGGTATGAGCAAGGCGATCAATGATTTCTTGACGCTGTTCAACTTGCTTCATCTCTTGTTCAGCTTCTATGAAATATCTTTCCGCGGTATCTATTGCATACCGCTGTCCGTCGTATGGGTCATCTCCATCAAATTCTGCAACATCTTCTGATGGAACACCCTCTTTGCTCTTAGCATAGACACAGGACTTAATGCTATTGACCGCTAAAGGGCAAGTGTTGAAGATTTGGTATTTAGGAAGTAGTTCTTCCTTTGGGATATCGAAGGATAAAAGATATTCCTTATATGCATTAAGTCCTTTATTTCGCATGAGCCACATGGCGTGTTCATTATCATAATGTCTTTCTTCGCGAGGTAAAGGATTCTTCGGCTTCCAGCGAAGATATTCATGTAACAGTAATTTCCCTGCAATACGAGTTCCAGGCGAATTGTTGGATAGCTCAATAGGCCGATTAAGAGCATCCTCAATTTGTTGCTGAATCGTATGTTCTTGGCCTCTGTCTTGAGCTGCACTGCGACAGAATTTAATAATTCTTGGATTCTCTCTGTCAACGTGTTCTCTGACATAAGGAGCCCATTCCTCTATTTTCACTTTACGCCAGCTAAGCTCTCGGTACAAATATACCCGGCGTTTTGGAGAAACAGCAAAAAAGCCAACCCAAGTAGAGGCAGCAAAACCCCAATCACCAACCACGAAACGAGGCCACCAATCAGGTATATCAAATGGCTCGATGACGTGTATTGCTTCTGGTGGTTCGTCTGGATAATGCTTGTCTCTGAATTCATCAAATACTTGTCCGATGTATGCATCGAAATCGCCGTATAACTTTGCTTTCTTTTCTGCTTCGGGCAGAGCTTCTAATGACTTTGCATATTGGTCACTAATGTGAGGATTATCAGCCTGAGTAGCGAAGATAAAGATTCGGAGGTTTCCTCCTTTACCTTCGATAATAGTTCCTCCACGCGGAGCGTGGTCAACAAATCTTTTCTTTACCCAAGTATGCCCAATGTTTCCGGGCATCCCTGCACCACGAATAATTTCTGGTAATCCCGAACCTTTGGGTGCGCGAACTCTTTGGAAACCAATGTATAAGTAAATCCACTCCGTGTGAGAAGTTAACTCGTCAGGAGTGAATAATTGAATTTCCATCGAATCGTATTTATGGACATCATCTTCGTTCTCGCAATGTCCAAGGAATATGTGAGCGCCATCAGGCTTATCAGCAGTCGCACCAAATTGGTCCTCGCGGGGAAATTTCCAGACCATTTCTGACGCATTGAACTTTGCGCCAAACGGTCGGTAATACTCACGAGAACGAGGTACAATTTCGTTTCGTAACTCAGGGAAGGTTCTGCGAAGAAAGACTTGTTTGAAAAGCGGATTCCTCCACCATCCTCTAATGAGGGCGTATAGTAAAAGAACATCCGACTTTCCACTTCCTGCGCCTCCACCATAGAATGCTTCCTTAATTGAAGTAGGTAATGCGAGAAAGATAGCCTGCTTTGGGTTAGGCTTCCATTCTCCATTAGCAGAGTAAGGCATTATAGTGTAGGGTCTTTAGTTCCGATTAAACGAATCTCGTTAATGAAACCAAAGTCAGACCACTTCTGAAATTCAGATGAAAGATACATTGTTTGTAATGTCTTTAAGTAATCAAGTTCGCTCTTTACCAAATGAATATTAAGTATTCTGCGGCCTCCTTCGCTTGTCATAGTAAATCGACAGCAGGAGGCAGCCATTATAGTGTTGCCTGAACTTCTTGAGTTCCTACAACTGGCGCGCCTTGAGGACTCAAAGGACGTAATCTGATACCTGATACCTGGGTATCTTCACCCACGATACAGATTTCAATTTGAGTTTCAGAGATTCGATGTGTATATACTTGAGAGTTTAATGGATTGTATGTGACCTTCACCGTTGTATGAGTAGGCATGTTACACCTTCTGCAAGATAACGGTCGCGGTTGAACCGATAGAACGAATAGCTCCGCCTCCAGCAATTACAGTTCCAGTAGTTGCATTAGCAATAGTCTGGAATGCTACCACTCCATCAGGGGAAATTTGAACGTTGGTATTCGAGGAAAGAATCGTGCAGGCGCGAGCTGGTAAAGCGTATACCGTAGTCTGCGCCATAATGATTGGTATACCCGGTACTAAGGCAGTAACTACGTTCGATGGGTATTCCGGATACGCCATGTTATTTCCTTGCTGGAGGGATTTGAAATACCCTCGGTTTTGGTTGTGGCTGCACAGTTGGTTTAGCAGTAGTTACTGGAGCATTTGGGTCTACTGGTGGTGGAGTAGGAACTGGAGTAGGACCAAATGGCCCCTTACTAATCTGAGGTAATCCAGGAGTTGATAAAGTATTCTCAACTACTAAAGCTACAGTCTCGGAGAACTTTTCATCCGATGTTATTCCACACATATTCGCGGTATATGCGGATACCTTTATCTGATAGTAACCCAATTCCTTTAACGAACCGGGGAGTTGAATCATTCCATTGATTAGATTCGCAACGGGAACAGTGGAGATAACTACGTCGTTCGCGTATAGGCGATATCCCACTGTGCAAGCGCCATCGTGTGTAGCAGATGCTAACCACGGTTCACCAGGTCTTACACTGAATGTAGTTCCATTGTATTTATAGAGTTTGATTTCCGCAGCGACTAATGCAGTGGAGTCACCATTAAGTGCTGACTCTGGAACTGAGTTCAGAACGCGGAACTTAACGAAGCGCGCATAGGTAGGAACGGGGAATACTACGGTTTGCAATTGCATCGTATTGACAAATGTTCCAGTAGTAATCTGCGTAAATGTTTGTCCATCATTTGATAATGAAATTTCATATTGACCCGCATTACCGTTCGGTATTCCATCTTGTCTAGCAAGATATCCAAGACTATACAGGAGAGATGAACCGTTAAGATTGATAATTATTTCGTGCGGGAATGTAGGATGTGAAGCTACCCATTCAGTAGCCCACATTGTAGATGGGTCGTTATCTATTGCGAGCTTCGATTCAAAGCCTACTTCTTGTGAGTCTACAAATTGAACCGTTAGTTGGGAGTTGGGTATTTCATTTTGGGCAGCGGCACTGCGCGCTAAAAGTATCAGTGCTAATACTAATCCCTTCTTTACCATCATTCCACCGCCTTTATTCTTGGGAATTCATGCTCCTGCATGGGAGCGGGGGAGAAAAGAACTACTTGGATGTTGGTAGACTTATCGGAATCACCGTGCTCATCAGGTTCCATCTGTTTAATTACAACAGCCATATCCTTGGCAACCTGCGAGACAGTCTTTAATGAGGCTTCCTGTAATTTCTCCTCAGTGATTCCTTCTAATGCCCAGTTCAATCGCCTGCGCGCTTTACCGGCAATCTTCTGCTTTACTTTATTGACGTGTCCTTTGAGTTCTTGATTCGGCTGATTGTAACTCGCTGTGCTCGTGGCACCATTCGTATACGCACTTACACTAGCAGGACTAATTCCAAAACTTCTTGCTAGTTCAGTCGCAGACTGACGACCATTTTCTATTGCGTCCTGCGCGATTACTTTCTGCAATGATGGAGGAACATTTCTATCCCCTTCTTTTCTTCCAGCAGGGACAGGTATCTTTACTTCAGGGTATAACCCCTCCTTAGCCCCGTTCTTTTTAATCTCTAACTCTAAGTCTGAGTCAGAGACTATTCCCATAGGCATAACGGTGGATACACCTCCGGCACATACTATCGGGGAATAGTAGGGAGTAATTACTGTAATATCAGAATGAGTTAGGATTATTAGGTTCTGGTAGACCGTCCAGCGGCATCTAGTATATCACTTCTCGGGCGCGATGTCAACCCCGGTTTTTCCTAACGATTTCGCGGGTTGGTCGTCTGACCCCCTTTTACAAGCATGCTTTTACATTAACCATTACATATAATCCATAATCTCGGCGCAGCCGATAAGCATGCTTTATATGGGACCCTAAAGTTTCAAAATGCAATTTGACATTTAATTGCTATGTCGCGCAAGGGCGCGCATATATGGGACCATCTGTGCATTGGTAGGCAGTGGTGGGCAAAAGTGTGCAATCATGGGTAATAAAAAACCCGGTAACAGGTTCGGCCCTGCTACCGGGTTCGGCGTGCGCGATGCGTTACGCCAGACCGAGCATCTGTTTAGCAAGCTGGCGCGCCTGCTCGTCGTTGTATTTCTTGGACGCAACCAAGCCCTTGACGATTGAAGCAATCTTCAGCTCGTCGTCATCTTCCATCGTGGGCTTGATAACTCCAGCCTTGTCGAGCGCGGCTTGCATGGCCTTCTGACGCGCGTTATTCCGACGGTCATCGTTGACTTTCTTCAGCATGTCTGCCTCAGTCAACTTTTCGTCCTTCGGAACCTGCGCGTAATCGGTGTATTCCTCGTAAGTGTCGGAATACTTCAATTCGGACACAACCGCGTGTCCTTCCTTGAATTTGTTCGCGTCCAGCTTGCGCCCGTAAGCGTTTTCAATAACGCCGCTCACGGTAACAATCTTCCGACCTTCCGGAGTTTCGACCGTCGTTGCCGTTTCGGTTTCGCTCATTGTCTGCCTCGTTTCAGGTCCGGCGG